CTGACCCAACGCCTACAACAAATTTATCTGTTGAGTCATCTAGGCCAATATAAAAGTCCTTGGCGTTTCCGTCGTAAACTATTTTTGTATCAACTTCGGTTCCGTCTCCAACAGTAACAGAATCATCATCAAGGGTTAAAATAGAATTGGTTCCAACTGCTGATCCCACTCCCACGACGAATTTATCTGTTGAGTCATCGAGACCGATATAAAAATCTTTTGCGTTTCCATCGTAAACTATTTTTGTATCTGCGGCTGCTCCTGAACCAATAGTTACAGCAGACGATGGATTAATTCCAATTTCAATAACATTTCCTGAACCATCTTCAGAATAAAGACGTTTGTTTGTTAAATCTAAGGCAGGTTCTCCTTGAACTAAATCGGAAGCTGAAGGCGCACCAGAGCCATTTTTTAATTTAATTGTAGTAGGCATTAATAGGTTCCTCCATTAAGAGTGCCTGTGGTTAAATTACTAGCGTCACCTACAGCATTAGCAGCAGCAGCAGCAGCGTCAGAGGCAGAAGTAGAAGCAGCACCAGCTGACGAGGCAGCGTTTGTGGCTTGAGTTGCCGCAGAACTTGCTGAAGTCGAGGCAGCACTAGCTGAACTTGATGCGTTAGATGCCTGTGTAGACGCTGTACTTGCTGAAGAACTTGCTGCCGTAGCGGAGTTTGAAGCGTTTGTGGCTTGCGTTGCCGCTGTTGACGCACTCGTTGAAGCATTTGACGCACTTGTAGCGGCGTTAGACGCGGAGGTTGAAGCTTCGGCTGCTTTTGTGATAGCTGTTGTAGCATACTCGTTAATTTGATTAGCGTACGCAGTTGTATTAGAATCACCTGAACCTCCTTCGCCTCGATATATAGCCATACTTACTCCAAGGAATAAAAAAAAGAAGTAAAAAGGGGGACCGAAATCCCCCTTGGGTTATATTACTCTTCAGCAATACAAATGATGAATCCAGCTTCAGGGCGATACGCCTCTACACCGTACAAGCAATCCGCTGTGTACAGGGTTGAGAGGTATTCCTGCTTATACTGGGTTTGAGAACGTACGGACACTTGCTCTGCAAGCACCAATGCGTCCTTATGGAAGAATAGGCAACCTCTAGTGTCAAGGCTTGAAGCACTGTTTTGACCAGCGGCTTCAATTACAGGACAGTTGGAAGATACATAAACGTCCACACCGTACAAGTTTCCGATCAGTCCGGACTCTACACCTTTGCCTGTTACAAAGTCAGAGCTAACGTATCGGTCTATACCCATAATTGACTTACGGGCGGCAGGGGGAATGACCAGATTCCTATTGTCCATAGGAACATTTTGATCGTCCATAAGCTTAACTGCTTCACGGAACGCTAGGTCAGTAAAGTTATCACCTGAAGCAACAGTGTCAGCAGCATAAGTTGCTAGACCTGAAGAGGCGTTAACGTAGTAGGAATGACTGTTGACCCAGTTAGCTCCAGTGTTGGCAGGAGAGGCAGTTCTAGTACCGTCACCCCAACCTGTTGCTGCATTAATCAGGTCTGTGTCAATTCGTGTTGCTAGGGCATAACCAGCGTCTTCAGTGTAAAACTGACGTAGGCTGGATAGAGCTTGAACTTCAACGATGTCTTCAATCAAACGTGAATATTCAAAGTGACGATCGATGTCAACGTCGATTTCACTTTCGGTATTCGCAATGATTGTTACCGCTGTGTCAGCCGCCTTTGCGTTTGCATCACCACGTGTGGGCTTGGGAATATGAATCTTGTCTCCCTTCTTTCCACTCATGGACATTCTTTTAACAAGAGGAGCCATTTTTAGTGACTTTTGATAAGCCGCTATAATTTCATCGGACCAAATCTCTGGGATAAACTTATCCGCTTCAGTTTTGGCTGTATTACCCGACGCTCCTGGGTAAGTTGCAGTAGCCATAATTTTCTCCTAGTTTAGACTACCTGACCCGTCCTTCCTTGTATGCAGTTAGTATCTCTTCGGATAATGACTGATACCTGTCGGGGTCAGTTCTCATAAGTTTAATAATGTCGGCACGACGATAGATTTTCTTGGAAACAGGGTTACTGCCTCTAGTATTTCCTGTACTGGCTGCTTTAACCGCTTTTTTACGTCCTTGTTTTTCCATCTGGGCTGTTTGATTAACAACCTGTTGACGTTCTTTCCATGTTGTGAAAATTTCGTCAGCGGAATCAAAGTCGTATGCCTTGTCAGCATAAGCAAGTAACTGTGTTCTGATTTTGGAACCTTTGACCCACTCTACAAAATTAGGGTCTTTCATAATGGTTTCAGCGTCAGGATGTTTTTGCTGTAGCTGAGATAAAGCGTTTTGAGCTTTAAGCTGTTGATTCAATTCCTGTGTTTGTTTAACACTAGGGTGATTTTCAATAGCTTTTGATACTGCCTGTTCAGGGTCGGTAAAAAAATCTACCTCTTCCGTCGGTTCTTGTTGTGGTGCGTTTTGTTGTGTGAGTTGTGTTTGGCTTTGGATAAACTGGTCAACAACTTGTCTAAGTTCCCCGACTTCACCACTTTGCCGTCCTAATGCTTTTTCAGCTTCCTGATGCATTTGAACAACGTCCTGTAGGCTTTTGCCTTGGTACTTAGCAGGTAATTCCTCTTCAGGTTCAGGCTCTTCCATTTGTTCCGGTAAAGTTTCCTGTTGTTCTAAAGATTGTACCTCTTCTCCTTCCTTTAGTTCTGTTTCCTCTTCCTCACGCTCATCTATCAGTCTTGCTGCCATTATTAATACTCCGTCTCTCGATTGTGGAGAAAATTATGAAAGGGCTTAAGTTTTCCTTTCGTTAATCGCTAGTTTTAGCGGCTTGTTCGTGCTTGTCTGCCCATTTTTTAGTTGCGGAAGGAAAATCTCCGCTAATAGGGTCAAGCTCGAAATTACCGCCAGTTACTAAACGAACTGCATCAGCACCACATCTGCACCTACTTTGTGTTACTGATGATTCAACGTACTCCTCAAATTCATGCCCGTTAGTACAACGGAAATCATATAGGATCATTCGGATTCTCCAGGATCACTGGATTCAGTTTCCGCATTTTCAAATGATGCAGTAATTTGAGATTCTAAGTTTAACAAATTAGCTATGATGTTTAATTGTCCCTTCCTGAAGAATAGGTCTTTTTCATCTTTAGCTTGTTCTACTGAATTAATGTTTTTAACGTTTTCTGAAAATTCCTTAAGGAGTTGTTTCCAGCCTTGTGTTCTAAACATTTCAAAGTAATTATTAAAATAAACTTCCAACTCTTTTTCAATCACTTGTTTCTCCTGTAAATGGACAAGTATACTTTTTATTATATCATATTTTTACATAAAATACAATACCTAATTACTTATTAGGGCATTTTTTACGTTTTTTACCCTTCTTTTTTGGTGGTCTTCCCCGTTGACTTCCGTACGTTCCCTTTCCGTATGGCATCTTCTACTCCTTTAAGTTTAGACTCTAGCTCTAGGTACTGCTCGTCCAGTTCGTTGAATTTCTGGTTGATCTGGTCTACCACCCGTTGTAGGTCTAGTTGGGTTAACATTAAACTCTCCTTGCGTTATCGCCTGTAAATCTGGCGGTGCGGTTTGTTGTTGCGGCTCTTCCGGAAGTATTTCAGGAGATGCCGGTGTAGGTCTACGACTATCTAAATCTTGTTTTTTCAATACCCGATCAGCTAACTTCATTCTTCTCTCAAATTCCCTATCGTCTTCTTCTCCAGGTTTGAGATTAGTAGTAATTGCTTTAATTCGGTCAATTTCAGTTTCCACAGGAGCTAATTGAGTTTCAACAGCCAATTTATTAGCTCTTGCTTGAGCTTCCACCGCTTGACCGTTTAATGCTGCTGTTTGAGATTTTTGAAATTCAAGTTGAGACTGTTGTACTGCTTGTTGTTGTTGCATTGCCTGTTGTTGCTGTTCAGGAGTCATTTGCGCCTGTTCAGAGGCTTGCTTTAAGGTATTCAACAGTTCTTCTCTGTTTGACAAGTTCATGTTTTCCACAATGGACTGAACTAATGACGGGTACATAGGTGAATCTGGTTTCATAGTTTGAAGTAACTGTGTTAGCTGTGTTACTTCGTACTCTCTGGCAATAATACCTAAAGTTGAGGACGCATTAAACTTAAAGTCAGCAACTGGGTAGTTTTCAGGGTCAAACTGCATGTATCGACATGCTGCTTTTTTAACCAGAGGTAATAAGAATGCTTGCTGGAAATTAATCAGGGTGCGCTTATGACGCTTAATAATAGCACCAAGGGACATAGATATTCCAGCCGCAGTAGCCTCTCCATTGACCTGACCTGCAATACCAGCAGAATCCACGGCTCCAGTAGCCTGTTGAACCATTTGTTGAAGAGCCGATGCTTGAGCGAAAGTAATTTGATTAACTTGTCCAAAATTGAAAGGCTGTAGAACTTCACGGGGGTCACCATTTGTTAAAATCATCTTACCTGGCCTGATTTCAGGTTTAGCTCCTCTGGGAAGCCTTGTCGCATCAATAGCCATCATAGGATGAATAGTTAAACTTAGTGCGTCAATTCTAGCTCTTAGTTCTGTGTCAAGAGCTTTTTGGCTGTTGTAGCCTTTTTCGCACACTCCTCTACCCCAAAACTTACTGGGAACTACGTCCCAAGGAAACGCCACTACAGGACGATCCTTCATCATGTACGGATTTGCTTCCGCTTTTAACAATAAACCTTCATTGGCAATAACAACAACTGCCTCAGTGTACTGGGTTTTTTCTTCGTCTTCGTCCAGCTTTTCGTATTCTTCGGAATTTTCAAGGAGTTCGGTTGGCACTAAACCGTAGTATTTAGTTAAACGTACACGGTCTGTGTCGTACAGGATTAGGTCTTGGTCAGGCTCTAGGTCTGTGTCACTGGCTGCATCACCAACGTATACGTCAGATTTATACACTCCCTGTTCCTGTAGTTGTTCCACAATGTGTCTGCTTACAAACTCATCAATGGCAACTCCCATAGCGTCTTCCACACTGGTAGCTGTGGGATCTATCAGGAAGTTCTGTGGCATTACAGGACGTAACTTAACCATTACCCTGTCAGTAATATTAACTCCTACTGCCTGTAACTGACCGTCCATGACGGGTTGTGTGGCAGGAGCCATTTCCTTTTCTTCTTCAATTATGATTTCACCAATACCTGTACCAAATACCGCAGCATTGATTAAACATTCCGCTACTGACTTACGAACCATAGTTTTTTCAAAGTCTTCAGTCAGTTTGTTTCTTAAAAACATTACGTCCGAACGGTCAGGATCGCCCATATCGTCCGTTACGTCAAACCACTTACCTCTACCAAAGGTGGCTTCCTCCATTTCCGCTACATTGGATTCCACAGCCTGTTGTAGTGCAGGGGAGATAATCCTGGAGCGTTCTGAGGCTCTTTGGGAGTCTTCAGTTGACCATTGGCCTCTCCAGAGTCTGTAGTATTCATCAAACTTCTGGCTGTACGTTGATTCGTAGTGGTCACGCCATTCGTTACATTTGTGCATTACCCATTCTTCAAGGGATTGTTCGGACATAAGCGTTTCTGTGTTTAGTGCAAAGTCTTCTGTTTTTGCCATATTAATTCTCTCTACAAAGCATCAATAAATGTTTTAGCTGTTTTTGCTTTTTTATTTAAAGCAGCTTCTTCCGGATTCATTAAATTAACTAGATTATTTAATTCGTTTCTAAATTCAGGGGAAATATCTTTAAAAACCATATCTTCTCTGTTCCAGTTTTTCATTGTTGGTAAATCAGCATCACCAGCCATTAAATAACCGCCTAAAACTTGGTCAAAACGAGACACTCTATGCCATTGTTCTTTATTTCTTGGATCAGCCTCAGTTTTTTCATCACAGACGTACCCTTCATCATTAGGTTGTCTACATTTTACTACTTCAAAAGAATAATCCATTTGTTTTTTATATTCAGGATCATTTAAAGCTGCGTTAAGAATTTTTTTATATAGTTTTGGTTTTTTATGTTTTAATAAATGTAAAGATTCAAATTTAATCATTTTATAATAAGAATCTGAACCTTCAGGGTATTTGTCTGTATTAATTAAAATTGTTGGTTTATTTCCAAATCCTGCTCTTTTTGCATCTTCTCCAACTAATGTTTCTGCATGGCCTTCTTTATAACCAGGAATAATTTGAACATCTTGTAATAATTCATCAATAAGTTCCATATTAATATCCTGCTACTCGATCAATAATTTCAAGATCATCTATTTCAAAATCGTATGAATAAGCTACTTTTGCTAATTGATCCGTGTAAGCTAAAGCGTCCACCAAATCATCGTGGGTTAAAGGGTCTGGGAACTGAAACAACTGATCCAAAAATCTACTGTTCCAATCCCCTTTGTTTATTGTGATGTATCCGTTTTCAAACCGTCCCTGTAAAGCCCACATAACCCGATCAGTTTTCTTCTTGTTTCCGTGAGTTAATTCCTCAACCCTGAAGAAACGCTGATTACGTTTCATTAGATCATGTAGTGGTGACATAACGGCTTGTCGAGCAATGCCACGTTCAATTCCGACGGATACTGGTCTGTACTGATTAATTGCCTGAAATATCTTGGAGGCGGTTTCGTTAAGCTCCCAACGCCCGTAAATAATATCGTGCACAAACCACCCATCAGTATTAACTTTGACAACTGCGATTGCCGTGTCATCAAGCCTCGTGTTTTTCGTCCGTTTTTTATTAACTTCCTCAAACCCCGCGAGGTCAATACTGATGTAGTAGTCTCCGTCTTCAGGTTCAGTTCCGTACTTGACCCATTCTTCCTTAAACATTTCTGAGCCTCTGGCCTCAAAGGAAGCCATGAACTCTTGTCTAAAGGCGTAACTCGACATTGATTTTTTTGCCGTATCAATCTCTGATTTGTCGAGTAATGGGTTATCGTAAGAGGTAAAGTGCCAAGCCCTATAAGTTTCATCGTCCTCCAGTTCTGCATATTTGTAAAGTTCATAGAAATGATTACGTCCCATAGGGGTTCCTATGAACAATGCGGAACCTTTTTGGTCGGCAAGCGCGGGTCTTAATATTTGTTCAAATG